GCCATCGCCAACTGACGAAAATGCTTCAAAACCAGTAACGGCACCGGCCAATGTATAAGTGCCAGTGCCGGTGGTGGTAGTCGTCTCTTTGACGCGATCCTTGAGTACCAGTGCCATGTTACTTCAACTCAATTGTGAGGTTCCCTGCGTTGATGCGGAAGATGTCGCCGTCGTCAATCGTTCTGCTGGCATCTAGTGCGCCAACAAACAGGATGTTGCCACTGGACGAGGCGTCCGCAATAAACACATGAGTAATCGTGTCGGCAGTAGTGGTTCCTGCCGCCGGAAAGTCGATGTTGGCCGCATTCGTTGCCGTCTGCGTGTCTGTAGAGTCAGAGCCAATCGTTGTCCAGTTCGACGCCGTCACCTGCACCCTAGCATAGTTGGTGAAGTCAGCCTCTGTTACAGAGCCTGTCTCTGCCGCAGATACCGCAGTTGCCAAGCCGACATAGATGCTGTCACCCGGCGAGGAGAAACTCAACGAGTTGTTCTTAAATATGAAATGCAACAACCTCCGCTCTAGGTAGTTTGTTGCTGCGTTGGATGTAGCCATCTCCTACTCCTTATGTGCGAGGCCGTTCTGGCAAGCCCCTGCGATAAGCGTCAGCGTTCTCTCTCGCCTCTGCCAGATCTTTCAGTCTCGAAAGTGCCTCGGTGAACTGCTTGTCATACAACTGAAGCATGTCCGGCTCACCCTTCATGTAAATATACGCCTCGTATAATGAGCCGTAAAGCAAGGCGTTCGGGGCGTTGGTGCTCAACCAGGTCGTGCCGCTGTCCGCTCCTGCGGTAAGGGAAGCTGGGCGGTAGAAATAATGAAACTCACAGACGTAGTTACTGTCTGGAGTCGGCGCCAGGATCAAGTTGTCTACATCAAATCTGGCGTAATACTTGGGTGTGCCGGTCGTGGCCGAGTTCGGATTGTACTCTTGGATGAAGTTCACGTCCTTTTGCAACAGAAACTCTTTAGAACTGCTGTTCGTTATGGACAACGAGAAAGAGGCTAAAAAGTCTGTTGGCAACGATAAGAAGGGGTCATTCTGCGAAACCGCACTTGTGGCGTTTTTGCGGAAATACTCTAGATCTACAAGGTAGAAGATCCGATCCTCTGCCGCACGAATGAAGTCATCTACATTCGACACGAATGTAGTCTCCGTGTTTTCTGTGTATTCCTGTATCGCAGTCTTTAGCTGTGCAAATGTGAACGCCATCTATGTCTCCAAAGTCACCGGCCCGGCAGTCGCATTTTCACCACCCCCGCGTTGACCACCCGTGGTGGCGGTGCCGGACGACGCAGTAAAGGTATAGAGGTTAGCATCCGTGACAGTAATCGAGTAACCACTAGAACTCTCCAACACAGCTTGAGTGAAGCCATCAAATCCGGTTGTCTTTCGAAACCTTACCGTATCTCCAGTGGTGCGTCCATGTGAAGGCTCGATAACCGTTATAACGGCGCTACCAGAAGACCCTGAAAGCAAGGGATTGGAGGGCAGTAATCTAGCCACCGTGACCTCAGTGCGCTGGTCTGGACGTGGATCGTGGATGGCCTGCGGATCTGGTCCAACACGAATCGGCTCTAGCTGTGGATGTTTTGCCTCATATTCATCTCTGCCTACTTTGGAGCCGTTCCACTCCGTGACCATCTCAACGAGTCGGTATCTGAACCCCGACCGGTCTGATATCCCGTAAGCATCTTTGCCCGAAGCAAACCGTGACATCAGTTTATCCTCAGATACTGCATGCTAGGCTGTAGCTTCAAAGCCACACGATCTTCGTCCTCGTCTGCCGCACGTTGGAATTCTTCTTCGTACACTGCTTTCAAAAGCTGCACCCTCTCCGGCGCCTTCTTCATAGCGGTGTAGTACGCGAGACCAGCAACCATGCACGGCAGGAATCGGAACGGTGCGTCGGTAGTGTTGACCAATGCATCCGCATCTTCGATCCGACGGACATAGTAATAGACAAGGCTGTCGCTGGAACTGTCTGGGGTGGGCCAGAGTATTATCTGTGGCGATATCTGTCTGTTGTAGAAGAACTGACTTGGTCTTCCTGTTTGATCTTTGTTGGGTATGTGCAGGTAATCACTCCTGGACATCCGATCTAACTGAAAGTCCACACTGCTTCGACGTATAACCACCTCAAGCAGGTCAGTGTGCGTGGCATCAAGCGTGTATGTCGCCGTGCCCGATGTGAGACTCACCGTCGCCTGCTTCACAGTCCACAAGTTCAAGCCACGATTGGCCCAGTCAGCAAACATCAGGTTCAAGGAACGTCGAGCCGTGCGTGCATCGTAACCAGTGCGAACCTCAAGGCCGCACCGTTCGTATGCCTCTTCTATGATCTCAGCAACGTCGAGATCAAAGTCCCTTGAACCTGATGTAGTCATTTTTTATCTCCCGCATACAGATTATCAAAAATCTGATTTACGTCCAAAGTGTAGTCCAAGTCAGACTTGGAATAATGAACATGCTGCGAAGGTCTGAAGTCAGGAGCACCTGACCCTGTCTCGAACCATGCCGGGTGTGTCACCCGTACTCTGTTATTAGGCAGAGCAATCATATTCCCTGTCCATTTCCCTGCATCCAACAACTCTAGCACATGACTTTGCTTATGTTGTGCAGGATCGTCTGCTACCTCACTGTCAGTGTAATCAACTGTAAAGTAGTATTTAGCCGGGTACATCTCTCCATCTACCTTTGCTAACCAGGGACACGGCTGTGCCCTGTCTAACACATAGACTGCATGAGTATGAGACATGCAATCCCAAGGCTGTGCATAGTGAACCGGCATTGGTTCAGGCCATTCATCTAGCGGTGTATCACCGACTAATGCTGTTATGGGCATCCTTGCCCACATTGCGCCTCCGTGGACGTTGTCTTCACCGGTGTCGTCCACCTCACACCCGGTGAAGATTGTTTGAAAACTTAAACAACGATTTGGCATCGTCGTGACGGCTATCGCCATCGCATGAAGGAATTCCCCGTGGTGGTCATCGTGATTGCAGGTATATTCCCTTCGCACCCAGCACTTGAAGTGCGGGATGTTACTCTGAAGAAATGCCACGTTTTACCTGCTCCTGCTTGCTCCGCCACGACGCATCTTTCTGACGCCACCACGGGCCATACCCTTTTTCTTCATGGCACCACCACGAGCGTAACCCTTTTTCTTCATGGCGCCGCCCATCTTACGCTTGGCAACGCCACCGCGCTTCATGCCTTTTTTCTTCATGGCACCGCCCATTTTCTTTTTAGCGACTCCGCCACGCTTCATGCCTTTTTTCTTCATAGCCCCGCCACGAGCCATACCTTTTTTCTTTTTCTTCATCGCCATGATAAATCTCCTTTAGCGATTTCTGGTGGGCATCTGCCCTGCACCAGCCATTTCTTTACGAGGCGAACACATCATGCCGCCGTTCTTCATGCGAACCGTGCCGCCACTTTTTTTAAACCCCATCTTATTGCGGACGGCTGTGGGTAACTTGGGCAACCCTTTGTTGCCGGGGGGTATGTCTTTTAGAGCCATTACCTTTTCTTCCTTCTCAATGCTTTTACACGACGCGGCTTGCCAGCCGGCTGACCAATCTTAGCCTTCTGACGAATTCTACTGCGCTTTTCCTTGGCAGTCATCTCTGATGCTGTTTTGGGGGTTTTGGACGATATCCTCTTAGTGGGGCGGCAATATGGAGTACCCCGTTTTTCACCTTTGCGACGCCCACACGGCTTACCAGTCCTCTGGTCCGTCCACTTTTCTTTGAACCATCTTTTAAGCGCAAGACCACTTTTTGTTTTCCTCACTGCCATTTACTGCCTCGACTTTCGTATCTCTTTGAGAGTCTCTTGAATGGTTATCTCTTTTCGTGCTTTAGGATCATACTTGCACTGATACTCGTTTGGAATATATTCCGAGTTTTTGAAGAACTGAGATTCAATAGTGTTGTTCTGTCCTTTATAAATGCAAACTAATTGCTCTTTGTCTAATCGTTCGCATTTAACTTTCCGACAAGTTGTCATCTGTTCTGCGGACGCACTGTGGGACTTGAGAAGCAAAACGAAGGCTGTGAGAACGGCTATGCCTGCTCCTATCATTATGGTCCATGCAACAATCTCTACGAACTTTCTTCTGCGTTCTCTCTGTCTGTAAAGCGTCTCCTGCCTACGTTTGCGGATTTGACCTTCCATCCTGACCAACTCGTCCCACTTAGACTTTCCTAGCGTAAGACTAATCCACTGCTGTAGCTCGTACCTTTGCTGTTGCGCTTTTTGTTTGTTGGCAAACGCAAGCACGGCCTCTTGCTCAACGCTTTGACCACCAAACAGCTTCTTAAATATGGGAGGGTTCTTGGCTTCTTTTTCAGCCTGATCTAGATCGGAAAGCGCACCCATCCATCTTGAGAGGTCACTTGCCATAGATTCAATATCTCTGCCGATGGCAAAACCTTTTTTCAGGGCGCTGAAGGCCGCTGAAGCTGTCGCCATTGCAGATATTGGATCCATCAGTACACTCTTGTGTTTTCGTCTACCAGTTTAGGCAAACAATACGCGGTGATTGTGTTCCCTTGTTTGTGCAGTTGTTGAGCGAAGTACACGCACTCATTAAGGTCGCGAAAATACATATCACTACTAATGAGACGCTTGTCCTCACCTGCTCCAACATAAACCATTAAAAGAAACGCATGGATCAACGATCTTGTGTTACTGCACCTTTGGTTCGTTTGCGCCTGCCTTTCATGACCGCGCCACAACCTCGGGCAACCGCAGTTCCGTTTTGTGCCTTTCCTCGAAAAGGTCTTTTTGATCGTGTAACAGTGATCTCGATTCCACCGTTTGCTCGTTTGCTTTTCTTCTTTTTCTTCCCACCGGTTCCGTAGTTGGCTGCACCGACTTTCCTACATTTCGCGATGGCGCCGCTTGCGTACGCCGACGGGAAAACGCGATATCGCGCCTTAACTTTGTGATAGCATGCATCTTTAGGCATCTTTCCTCGCTTTCCGGATACTGTCCTTGCCTTGACGGAATATTCTTGCGACCTCTGTCTTGCCCATAACCTTCGCCCTCTGCTCTCCGACTGTTAAGATTTGAATCTTTCTTGCAAAAGGTTTTTTAATTTTTCTAACTTTTGCGACTGTCGCTCTAGCATCTGCTGGAGTAGCAAATTTAATTCTAACTGTGTCTCTAGGGTTTTCATCAGTATAGAGTC